GCTCCTAAACTGCATCTCGTAGTAGAAATTATCGATAAGTTGCAAAATATATCAAAAGATGCTATGATTTATATTCCACAAGATGCTTTTGGGCATTTTGCAATCACTCTATTCAAGAGGGGATATAGGAACGTCTATACAGATAAAGATTATAATATGAATCCTTCAGGAATGGCAAATGTTCCTGATAATATTACTAAAATTACCGAAGAAGAATACAACGATATGGATTTTGATGCTGTTATTGGTAATCCTCCTTATGGAAAACGTGGTGGTTTAGCACTTAAGTTTTTGAATAATTCTGCTGATCGTGTTCGTGCAAAGAATGGACAGATTATTCTCGTGCTTCCTAAATCTATAAAACAAGGTTCTGATAATTATAATAAGATCAATCGAGACCTTGAACTTGTAAGCACAAAGGATTGTGCCGATAATGATTTTGCTGCTAGTATCGATGCTTGTATTCAAGAGTGGAAAATTGGTGAGAAGCAACGTAAATTAGATCCTGAATACAAACATCACCCACATATTGAGTTTCTTAAATATGAGAACCGATATGATGCTGATATTTTTGTCGGTGGAGATGGTGGTGGAGCATCTGGTAAAGTATTCTTGCCAGGTGAAAAGAACGCTGATGGAAAACCATGGTTAGATTATGAAAAATCTTCTTCTCATAATTACATTCATGTTCGCCCAGATGAAGACATTACTAAAGAAAAAATCCTTCAACGTATTGTTGCTATGGGGCAGAATGGTGATGGTAGTTTGAGGAAGATTGCTACAGGAACTACCAATGGTATTCCTCATCTTGGTAAGGGTAAATTCATCAAAGCATACACTGAAAGATACGGAAATGGGCACTGATAAGAATCAACATAATAAAGATACTGGATCCAACATTGAACGTTCAGATGAAAGGATTGCTGAAACTCAAGAAGTATTCACACCAATGGAAATGTGTGAAGAAATGGTTCAGATAATTGGTATTGAGAAGAGAATGAATCCAGAATCAAAGTTTCTGGATAACTCTGCTGGTTCGGGTAACTTTATTATTGCACTTAAGAATGAACTCCTTAAGTATCATTCCGAACAACACATTCTCGATAATATGCTGTATGCAGTAGAATTGATGGAAGATAATCATAAAGAAATGTGTGAGAGAGTTGGTGTTCCTATTGATCATCCACATTATGTGTGTTATGATGCTCTTACATACGACTATGGTTTCGGGGAACCAGTTGGTGTAGAACAGTTCTTCTAGTGGCACAGGGGGTTCCTTTGGGGATCCCTTTCTGCTATAATATATTCATACCAAGGAAGACAGCACTTGATCAATCTCCGCCCACACCAGCGCCAAGCAGTTGACGCAATGCTGGCGAATGAAAAAGGTCAGGTCATCATCCCCACGGGTGGTGGCAAAACTATGTGTATGATACAAAATGCCATCAATACCTTTGAGGCATTGGATGGTTATCGTACCACTTTGGTTGTTGTTGCTCCTAGGATTCTACTTGCTCAACAACTATGTAAAGAGTTTTTAGAGCACATCGATGATGTTGCTGTGTTTCACGTTCACAGTGGGGAAACTGAGCACTTCAGTAGCACCAAACCCGCACTGATTAGTAACTGGAGTAGACAAGCATATCGTAAGCAACTTATTTTTACCACATATCATTCTCTACATCGTGTGGTGGAAGCAGAAATCAAAGTGAATACAATTTACTTTGACGAAGCACATAACAGTGTTCAGCGTAACTTTTTTCCTGCCACTGAGTTCTTTTCTAACGATGCTGATCGTTGCTACTTCTTTACTGCTACTCCTAAGCATAGTCTTACTGTATTCAAACCAGGAATGAATGATGGTCAAGTTTATGGACAAGTTATCTGTAATGTTAGTGCTCCTCATCTTGTTGCTCAAGGTTACATTTTACCTCCAAAAGTCATTGTCAAAGAATTGCCAAGAGGAGAATATCAGCAGAGTGATTCCACTAATCTGCTTGAGACAATAGATGATCAAAAACCTGCAAAGATCTTGATCGCTGCACGTTCTACGAAACAGATTATGCGTCTTGTTTCTGAATCTGAGTTCTGTGAAAGACTTACAGAACGTGGATACAACTGGATGATTATTACATCCAAAACTGGTGCATTCATCAATGGTCAGAAAGTTTCACGCGAAAAGTTTTTCAAAACTTTGAATGCTTGGGGTGAAGATGACACTCGTTTTGTTGTGATGCACCACTCTATTCTCTCTGAGGGTATCAACGTCAAAGGACTTGATGCTGTGTTGTTTATGCGTAATATGGATTATATTGGAATCTCCCAATCCATCGGGCGTGTGATACGCCTAGGAGGCGTTCAAAAAACCTTTGGGTTGGTTTGTGTTCCTGTTTACGATAGAGTGGGTGTAGGCACCGCTAGAAGCGTTCAGGCAGTTGTTGACACCGTATTCCAGCAGGGTGAACCTGCAATCTCCGTAATCCGCCGATGATTGACTTTAACACATTTCAACTTGATCGTTTATCTAAACTCTTAGAAACGATTCATGATTACACTGACAACAATCTAAGGTATCCCAAAGCAGGAGAACTTGTAGAGAAAGCACTTGCTGAATATAGTAATGGTCTTCTCACTAGAGTAAATCTTCCTGGCATTGATTTGATTGGTCCTAATGAAACAACTTATGAATCAAAAGTAACTCAGTTCAAGAACAAATCAGAGTCTGCTGTTAGAGCACTAATTCTTAAGAATCGTCGTCGGGCGGGAGAATATGAGGACAAACTTGCTGACTACTTTATTATCACTGATGTGAAGAAAGGCAAGGCGTGTTGCATTCCCTCTTCAGATCTTGTTAATTTTAAGGATAGTGGCGCAGTTTTGACTGCAAGCGCAGATCCTGAACCCTCTGACTTCTTTCTCACTGGTTATAACCGCTTAGAGGAGCGGGAGGAAGTGCGCGATTACTTTAGAGAATCTGAAGATTTTGATTTATCCTTCATCAGATCGCTCTGATCTGCTATAATAACAACACCGAGAGGAATCCACCATGCGTTGCAAAGTCACTCTGTTCAAGGCAGGCACAGTTTTTGAGGAAAATGTTGTTGCTGTTGACTATTCTGATGCCAAGAAAGTTGCATTAGCACGTAACCCTGGATGCACAGTTGTCAGCGTTACCGCAATTTTTGGATGAATAAATTTCAGAAACCTTTTATTTCTTGCCCTGGTATCTTGTTACCTAAACCTGGAAATCCTCTAGGTTACTGTACTAATGATGGTGTGTGGGCAGCAATCCCATTAGGGAAAAAATTTATGATTATACATAATGGTAATCAAATTAAGGTTCTGAAAACCTACAAACAATCTGTAGATTTCATCAAAAATCAACTCAAAACTACCAAGAGAAGACAAAAAAAATGAGCACAAAATATGAAAAAAGACGCGATGCACTTGGTTTAATGCTTGAGAGTGTCTTAAAACCAGATCAACGATTAAGAGGTTGTGCTCATAATCAAGAGTGTTTTTATGAATTGATGGAGTGGAGGCAAGAGATGATTGAATACCTTGAAAAAAGAAGATATGAGGAGTCTAAGTGACTCTATTATTCATACTATTTGTGGTAGTAGCATACTTTGTCGTTACAGATGAAGGTGCTGCTGCCATTTTTTATTATGGATTTAAGTTAGCAAATACTTACATAAGACGCCAAATCTGGTGGTTGACTAACAATCCTAGAAATCCTGTGGTAAAATATATGATATACCGTCGCTCTCTTAGTTTGTCGAAGAGATTGATGGAAGAAAATAAATAAAAGTAACGAAGCGTAACTTTATGTTATCTACTCAATACCGTCTGAGACTGGAGTTTATTTGTAAATGTATTGCAAATGGCGAAGAGGTAAAATTAGACGATATGATCTGGGCAGAGAAGTTGGCAAAAAGTCACACTACTGCTCGTGATTGGTTACAAAAAGCACGACGACAATCTTCTCAAGAAATTGAAGAAGGTAGTACCGACGATTTTCTGAATAGGATGGGTTTAGGAGACCCCGATCCATCCAAT